CATTACACTCGGATTAGATAACAAACCATTTATATAATTATATGTATTGTCAGCTATAGTTCCTAAACCAGTACTTATTGTGTTAGTTGAATCGTCCATATATATAATATATATAAATCAAAATAGTGAAAAAGTGTTAATTATATTTATAATTATATTTATGATACTCTATTTTATCAATTATTTTTTAACTAAACGCTTTCTATAAAAAAAACAATATGCTTTTGGTGTAATAATTTGCTGAGGAAGTGCCACTTCTTGAACACTTGTATCATTATAGTGATACCACTTACCATTTGCATTCTTAACAAAAGACGTATAATGACCACCCATTACAGAACCACTATGATTACAAACACCGTACAGATCATAAATATATGTATCTTTATTGTATCCAATCACATATTTAGATAAATTTAACCCTTCCAAAGGAAAATCTACCATAATTTGATTTTTTCTATTCATTGCATTAAATCTTTTAATATCAATCGCTAGAATATTTGGAAAACTCCAAAACATGATATTTTTTCTCACTGGAATTTTTTCGCCTGTTTTTTCATATGTAATGCAATTATCGCCATCTAATAATTCTCCTTCAACATATAAATCAAAGCAGTCTATTAAGGATGGATGTTTATTTTTTTCAGGAATAGGCAAGTTAATAATAAAATAAGGCTCAGGGATCATACTGACTTTTTCACCTGTAGTTGCGTGCTCTAAATTGGAAACTATAATTCCGTAAAAAATATTCCATATTTCTGAGTAATCCTTTTCATACATTTGCTTCACCTTTTCAAAGCATTTAATAGCTATTTTGTCTTTTTCATCCTTCATTTCGCCTTCAATTATCATATTTACTTCTCTAGACAATGCATTATGAAAACAATCAATGACAAATATCAGAAATTCAGGTAAATCATTTTGACTAAATCCTGTAAACAAATCTTGGCCCTTAATCTGTGCAATTTTTTGAACAACCTTGACAAATTTAAACGGCGACACAATACAATTTTCCTTCCATAAAATCTCTCTTAAATTATCCCATTCTATCAACAAAGCAGAATCGCACTTATTATTTAAACGTTTTTTATAAGTCTGTGTCTCTAAAAATGAAGTTAATTCGTATGTATGTGACAAAACTTGCATGGTAGAATTTAAAAAACATGTATTACCCAAATTTGTTAGTCCTGATAAACCCTTGTCTTTATATTTTTCGAAATTCATATTTATTTAGTATAAATAAGTTAATAGGTTTATATTTAAACATATTTCATATATTATATATATTATGTCTAATTATAATTTAACTCCGGATCAACGACGTATGATTGATATGTATGTTTCCCAATATAATCAAACTAACAGTCATATAGAAAGATTGCTTGATATGTTAGATGAGATAAGAGGAAATATACATAATATTATTCTCAGTAATCAACCTCGTACTAATAGAGCTAGTCGAAATGCACGCTATAATAATTCATATGTAAATCGTTATATTAACAATTTGTTGGCTAATGATCGCCCCATGTTTCGTCCAGTATATTATGATTACAATACACCCATTCACCCTTCTACTTATGTTAACAATACTAACACTAACACTACTAATACTAACAGTTTCTTTAGAAGTAATGAATTATCCAATTTCTTAAATAATTTCTTGAATTCTTCTGTGGTGGTTCGTCCCACCAATGAACAAATCAATGCTGCTTCTCGTGTTATTCGTTATGGTAATATTGAAAATCCTCTATCTGAAACATGTCCTATATCATTGGAGCGTTTTGATGATAATGATATAGTTAGACAGATAATTCCTTGTGGTCATATCTTTTGTCAGACACAGTTTCTAGAATGGTTTGAAAGCAATGTACGTTGTCCAGTTTGCAGGTATGATATTCGTAATTATAGGGCTTCTAGTCGTGATAATGAAACAACGCCTACAAGTCCTACAAGTCCTACAAATCCAGTAAACCAAATAGGTTTGACAGATGATGAACATACTAGTCCTAGTCCTAATCCTAATCCTAATACTAGTCCTAGTCCTAATCCTAATCTTCCGAATACTGATAATGCATTTTCAAATATAAATGTTATAAGAAACCCAGAAACGAATGAAATTGATCAATTAGGATTTGATATAACTAACACAGATTTTGCAAATGATTTATTGTCAAATATAACATCTAGATTATTTCAATCGTTATTAAATCCACAATCAAATAATGCAGCAAACAATGATCGTATTGTGTTAGATCCTTCTAATAATATATTTTTATATGAAGCTATTATACGTCCCAATAACTCCTCGAATAGCAGCACAAATAGAAACCGATTTTATTAATATATTAGATGAAATGATATAAAGATAATAACAATATATTATTATTAAAATGAGCACCTATAAGAGATGTGGAAAGCGTTGGACAGTGAATGAATGTTTGCAACTTCAACGAGAATTTGAGTTGCTACAAATGCCGATTAATGAAATTGCTGAAAGACATCAGCGTTCCCCCAATTCAATTATGTTTAAGTTGGACGCAGAAGGATTTGCAGACTACAATGTGCTATATAGTAACTATCATGATTTGAATAGTTTTATTCCTGTACATGGTATTTCAGAAATGGATGAGGATGAACATGATGTTCAGCATGATGTGTTGGATAATGGAAATACACAAAACGTTGCATTTACTGCTGAACATATTAGACAAAAGATGATGCAACTAGAAGCTCAAGTACAGCAACTAACAAAAATGTTGACGAAGCAAACTAAGAATGTTAGTTCATTTTTGATGTAAATAATAAATAATAAATAATAAATAATAAATAATAAATAATAAATAATAAAAAATAAATATATAAAATAATAATTATTATTAAATTTGATTTAATAATAATCGTAGATTTCAATAACTTTTTATACACAGTTTAATATTTCAAACACTGATTAATCATTTGAAAAAAATACTTTACTTTCTAATATAGTGTCATGCATATAAAAACACTTTGGTATTACACGAATTCCGTAATTGCCATTTATTATTTTTATATTTATTATTTTTAATGGTTCTGTTATATTATTTTTACATAATTCCTTTATTTCATTATTTGGAACATATCCAATAATTTTATCATTATTCATAATAGAAATCGCAAATGGGTCATATTTATTATCTACTTCATGTTTCATAAGTAATTCAGTATTATATGTTATATTAGCACAATTTTCTTTATAAAAACTAATACCTGAAATCAAAAATGATTTTTCAGGAAAAATAATTTTATTTCCATAATATTGTTGTGTGAAATGACCATAAATAGACATTTAATATATTATGAATAACATATTAAATCTTTAAGTTAAACAGAGTTTGAAATGTTAAAAAGGTGTAAATTACAAATTATATTTTATCAAAGAACTTACTCAAACTTTGATTACCTGACTTTGAATTATTCGTTTCTCTTAAATACTTGTCAAATATTAACGCTTGCACTTCCTTATCTTTTATTTTATTGATTTTCTGTTCAGCCTTCTTTTCATCTTCTTCTGTGCTCCTAATTTTTTCAATTTCCTTTTTAAAATTGGTAACCTTTACTTTTCTAGGAGGCTTTTGTGAAAGCCAAATATTTTCAATCACAAGTCCAAATAACTGCAACAATGGTTTCATAATTTGATTGGTAATGTAAAAGGAGTAGTCTATTTGTAAATTATTTTCTTTAATAAAGGATGGTGTTTCTATTTTATCGCCCTGTAACACTTTCTTACCCTTTTCTGCTGGCTTAGTCACAATATAAACAAACGCAATTCTATCTCCAGATGTTGGCTTATTACCTGGATCTCTTTGTCCAATCCTATCTGCAAGAACTTTGTGTGCTACACCCTGTGGATTTTTATAAAATGAACGCAGAGATTTAGTAATAATTAATTTATCAATTGGTACATTTCCATCTACAAGATCTTGCAAACAAGTGTTAACATAATCGATGGCCTTTTGAATATTTTTCTCCTTCATTAAGATATCAATAACGCCACCATAAATATCTTTTACAATGGGTGCATTATCACGTCGTTTCAAGACAATACCCATTTCATTTCTTTTCCCCTTCTTAGGGTCAAATTCATATTTTATAGAAACATATCGCTTCTTGGAAAGCAAACAGAAAGGCATAAACGTTTTCTCATATTCGAAATCATGTGGTTGCTTTAGAACCTTGGAAACATTATGACAAGCTTCTTGTGCAATCTCAATCGATAATTCGAGAGCCTTTTCGCCAATAATTTTTTCGCCAGTTTCTTTATCGGAGAGATTAAATTTGAAGAATACCGAATCGGTGTTATGAACAATCATATTTCCAATACCTGCTGCAAAATGATGGTTTTCGGTTGTCAAGTCGTAAACATAGCCTTTATATTCTATTTCTTCTAATTTTTTTACAGCATATGGATTTCTAAAACCCAACATTTTGTTATTAGGAATAACAATAATACCCATATCTTTTTTTCCACCACTTAATCTGAATGAAATATTATTATGGTTCAAATAATTTATATATAATGCAGCTTCTACCATATCCGTAAAATCTCCAGTAAATGGCTCAATATCAGCGACAGTCTTATCATAATGGTTTTGCTCCACTTTTTCTAAAAGTGGATAATGCAATAATTCTGTTCCAATTTGTACATCTCTTGGTGAAATCTCTGTTCCATTAATTTTCAAAAGTGAATGATCATCAGTAACATCTACCAGGCCTGTATGAGTTAATACACGTACTATTTTTTTATGTGATGCTAATTCATGCCTAATAACACGAAATAGCTTGGTCCATCCTTTTTCTGACCATGTTTCTACACCTTCTAATTCGCAAAATTCTTTATCCTGTTTTCCTGGTTCTACACATTTTACCCAATTATTATTTCCATATTTTTCTGCTAATTCTTCAATAGTAAGAATATTTATAATTCTATCAACTTCATTTTGTTCTCCGCTTTTTTTTACAGTAGATACATAAATAGGAGTATAATTTGCTACACTGTCTCCATACACGTATTCCGCCTTTGTATTTACAAATCCATATTTTGTTTCAATGTTTGTATCCGCATAACATTCCTCGACCACTTTCTTTGCAAATGTCAAAAGCAAACGTCCAGTAGCAGTTGTGGATGCAGCAATATCTGGCTCATAAAATGTGCTAGTCTTTGCTCCTAACTGGCCATATAATGAATTTGCTGTTACCTTGTAAGCTAGCTGTCGTTTATCCAATACATTTTTCATAAACTCATCAGGTGTTTGCGGTATCAATTTTCTAGTATCTTTTCTGGCTTTTAGCAGTTCCTGCAAAATAGAAGGCATGATAGCTTTTTCTTCTAGTCCAGTATCCATATTGGTTAACGGTTGTGCAAACCGACACAATTTGTATCCAGATTTAATCTTTTCCGCTCTTGCCTTTGGGTTCTTTCTTATCCAGCGATAGGTATCAAAATTGACGTCGACATATTCATATCCGGGTAAATTATCATAAATATAATTGCCCTCATCGTCTTTTTCTCCAGTTTCTAAAACCAAATTACCAGCTAAATCGAATACTTTGGTCCACACTTTGCTGCTAGGGCATAAATTCTCTGACAACATGGAACTGGGATACAAAGAAGCGAAATCACCTACGCAAACAGGATCATCCAAATATAAACCACATTTTGGTTGCAAAACAATGGCACCTTCATAACCATCGTCTTTGGATCCTTTATTAATAACTGGCATTAACACACCTTTTTCGGCGCATTTTTTAGCTACATAGCTAGTTAATTTAATACCTTGGCCTCTGAATATCAAGAAACTCATCGGTACACTACATAACTTGGCCATTTCAACCAAATCAGTCACCACATCCACCTTGTTAAATAAATAATGCACCAAATTACAATCCTGAATACAGTACTTGGCAATAACCGCTCTGGACGCAGGCCCCTCATTAGTCATCCTAAATATATCTTTAGGCGATACATCATCCTTCGCCAAACCCCATTTCACTTTCTTTGCTTTCGGTTGTTCGTGTCCCAAAATCTCAAACCAACCCTCTTCTTTGCAAACCGCAGTGACCTTGAATTTTTGACCGTCTTTATAATAATCGCTGCTATGATTTATCTCCTCAAAATGAATATAACTCTCCGCTTGTAGTCCAGTCATGTTTGTAGTACTCACTCGCGTCACTTCAGCTCCATCGTATTCCTCCCTACATCGATGTAGGAGCATTTTCACTTCATCCCCGATAAAATGCCCCCCTACATAGTCCAACTTATAAGACGTCAAATTTTCAGTGCGTCGAAACCAATTCAGCATATCCACTTGCAACCGACCATTCATCTTTATAATCGCTAATTCATATGTACCGGATGCAAGCGTAGTTGAACTGCGGTCGATATCGATCTTTCCTGGATTTTTATAGTCTACTGTTGCACAAATCTCATCACGATTTCTTGACAACTTCAAAAAGTCTTCTACACATGCCAGCTCTTGTGAACGTCTAAACATGAACTCATAATCAAAACTAAATATGTTGTACCCAATAATAATGTCGGGATTTTCTCGTTGTACCAATTCAGACCATGCTAGTAGCACCTCTTTCTCTGTATTATATGTTTCTATTTGTGAATTTTCTACAGGCATTTTATCACAAGAATTCAAAACGATGCAATGATTTAAATAAGGATCCTGATCACCATATTTCAAAAACGTAGATCCTATAAATGTAACCTTATCTCCTTCTAACGGTGGGAAATTATTTCTTAATGATCGAATTAATTCATTTATCTTTCCTTCTCTTTCGAATTTTTTGTCGCACAATATATCTACTATTGTTGACTCTTTGTTTTTATACGTTTGATTATTAGTAAACCCAGATTGAATTTTAAAATATTTTGGCTCTTCGATTACTGGTTCTTCCTCATCATCTGAACCATCATTTGATCCATTTTCATCATTGTCATCATTTAATTCTACATCTTTTGTATTCATGGTTGCTTTATTGGCGTTTTCGAATAACGCCTCTATTAAATGCTCTTCATTTGCATCATTGTTTCTATCTCTCACCTTTGTTTTTAACCATGCATTTATTCTTTTAATAAGATCTGTTTCATCTGTTATAATTTGTTTTGGATATACCTTGTCAATATTATCTAGTGTAATGAAACCAAATGCCGCTCTTATAATTTCATGCAATAACCGCTTGCACTCTTCCTTCTCAATAGTATCTATTTTCGCAAAATAATCAACAATATTTGTTGCTAACTTTTTATACGATTTGATTGGAACCGGAAAGTCACCATGACTACTAGACGCTTCTATATCAAAGCTCATAATCTTATAAGGCACTCTGGTTTCCTTGTCATTCAAAGGTATCACATTTTTATAATTTATCACAAATTCGTAATTACAGGATGTCTTCTTATTAGCTCCAGTTATTTCAATTGTCTTTTTTATAGGCAATGCAATCCAACCAGAGGGACTAATTTCTCGAATATGAAAGAAACGCAACAATGGTGGAATATTTGCCTCATATAGTTCAATATTCGTGTTATCATATATGTATCCGTTTTTCAGAAGGGTTCGCTCTTTTTCTCCATCATCATTGACTGTATCTTGGTACCACAAATTTTTAACCTTATTGTATACATTCATATTTGCAAATTTTATTTCAATAAAACGATGTTTTTTACCTGCGTCAAACCCATACAATTTCTTTCTTTCAATCAATTTACAATCTGTTATGGCATCTTCATAATACTTTCCCACTTTTGACTTTAAATGATTAAAGAATGCCATCTTTTTAGTCTTTCCCCAATTGTTTGCAACTCTCACGTAAAAGAATGGCTGATATTCTTCTACTGTTATCGATGCTGTTTCTCCTACCTCATTAATACCATACATTTGTATGCAAAATCGACCAGCGTCTTTGTGTAATTGAAATTCTTCTTCATCAGAATCACCCTCTTGATTCTTTCTATTGTAAATATTAAATTCGAATAACTTGAAAGTGTGTTCCATGATTATCTATGATATGTTTTACTGTTATATTTTTAATTCAATTTTTAAATTTATTATAATTTAGAAAACTTATAACAATTGTTTATGCAATTTCGCTGTATTTCGTTTATATTTTGGTCATTATGTATCTATTGAAAAAAATATATTAATTACATATTTTTATACTTCTTCTTGTTCCTCTCCTTGCCCGTCTTCGACTTGTTCCTGTGTTAGTAATGTTATAATTCTCCTTACTTGCTCTCTTTGCATATCTGTTTGTGGTGATCTTACATCTATTTGTGCTACCCGCTGCGAATGAACTAATTCACAAAAACGAATAGCCTCCTGAGCTGATATTTTATATATTAAATGTAGTACTAAGCAAACAATTACACCGGTTCGTCCATGTCCACCCCAACAATGCAAATAGACTTTTTCTCCCTGTTCCAACAATTCCACTACTCTTTTAGCAGCCTTCAGAGTGTCTTCATCCGACGTAGTTTTTAAATCTTGAATTGGAAAATGCTCGAAAATAATTTCAGATGGTACGCTCTCATTTAAGTCAGGATGTAAGTGCCGATATTTTAACATGTTTCGGATATCCACAATATAGGGTCTCACTGTCGTATTCCACACACGCCATTCCTCTTCCCGCGAATCTAACCTCAATTCTTTTTGCATGCAGACAAACGCCGTAAACCCATCATTTAACAATTTCACTAAATTAGTTTCGTTTATTTTATCATTTGCATCTCCAGGAAAGCACCCGGCATATAGCCTATCAATCACTTTGTTGCTTTCATCAAGAGGGCCTCTGTATTCATTCGGATCCAAGTATTCATTTAGAGGTAGTTTTTTCGGTATATCTGGAATAATTGGATTTTCATAGATAGGTACTTCCATCAATTCTGAAATGGTATTTGGATACGTTCCAGCTAAATCCGCCAATATATTATCGAGCGAAGATAAATCTTGTTCAGCAATAAACTCCATTTTGTGTGGCTTCTAATGTGTTGTAATACATTTTTTACAACAGTTTTTGGTTTCAATTTTTTTTATACTTTTATATTCAGTATTCAGTTTTTATATTTTAGATTATTTTGATATAGAGTTTGTATGCTATAATTATATATTTGTTTAGAGTATGATCAAGGCTATTGCAGTTTTTACGGATGAAATTAAGGGTACAGTCAAATTTTCAGAAGTGGGATCTGGAAAGATAAAAATTGATGTTTCTATTAGTGGGTTAAAACCTAATTCTCTGCATGGTTTTCATGTACACGAAGCAGGGGACTTGTCGGATAAATGTACAAGTATGTGTGCACATTTTAATCCATATGGTCTACAACATGGATGTCCTGGAGTAAAAAATAGACATGTAGGTGATCTAGGGAACCTACATACTAACAATAAAGGTGAGGCGAAATATTCTTTTTACGATGATGTTATTAAATTGCGTGGAACAAAAGCAAATATTATTGGTCGAGGATTAATAATTCATGAAGACGAGGATGATTGTGGCAAAGGCGGATTTCCTGATAGTCTGACAACAGGACATGCTGGAAAACGTATTGCATGTGCAGTAATTGGGTATTCCAAGGACAATTTTAAATGTTAAATGTTAAAAATCAAATAAACGTAAAAATATAACGTAATAAATTATTAGATTATTATTATATAAAACTAACAATCTAATAATCATAATAATTTTATAAATGTCTAAGCCTACCATTTGTTTAAATATGATAGTTAAAGATGAGGCTCATATTATTCTTCAAACTTTGGAAAATATTTGCTCCTATATTCCTTTTAGTTATTGGGTAATATGCGACACTGGATCTTCCGATAATACAAAAGAACTGATTATCGAATTTTTTGAAAATAAAAGGATTGAAGGTGATTTATTAGAAGATACATGGGTTGATTTTGCTCATAATCGCAGTAGAGCTTTAGAATATGCTTATGGAAAAACGGATTATATTTTCATTTTTGATGCAGACGATGAAATTGTTGGAAACTGTAAATTACCATTACAATATACATTTGATATTTATAATTTTAAGTTTGGTCCAAATTTAGTTTATCATCGACCGTTGCTTATTAATAATAAAAAAAAGTGGTGCTTTAAAGGCGTTTTACATGAATATTTGGAACCATTGGATAAACCAGTGACTTTAACTACTATAGATGGCGACTATTATGTTAAGTCAGGTAGACTGGGTAATCGCAATAAAAACCCAAACAAATATATTGATGATGCAAACATTTTAAAAGATGCGCATTTTAATACATTAGAAACAGATTATCATTTGGCTTGTAGATATGCTTTTTATTGTGCGCAAAGTTATAGAGATGCTGGTCCCGATTATTCTGATCAAGCAATTGAGTGGTATAAAAAATGTTTAACTCTGAAAATGTGGGTACAAGAACAATTTGTTAGTTGTTTAAGAATTGGGGAGTTATATATGGCCAAAAAGGATACTGAACAGGCTCTAACTTATTTTTTGAAAACAGTAGAATATGATAATCAACGTTTAGAGGGAATTGATAATGCTTTGCATATTTTAAGAAATAATAATCAACATTTGTTAGTTAATGCACTATATCACAAATACAAACACTATAGAAATTTTAATCTAGCTGATAAATTGTTTATAATAAAATCAGTTTATCAAGACAGTCTAGAATTTCATAACAGTATTAGTGCTTATTATGTAAATGATAAAGAGAGTGGTTATAAATGCTGTAAACAAATTATTATTAGGCAGGTACTATCATTAAAGCTGATGAAACTATTAATTGTCAATTTTCAGTTTTATATTGAATTATTAGAAAAAGATACCGATAGCAATGCATTGGAATTATTTTATGCATATGATGAAATTTTATATAAATTTAATCAAAATGGGATGGAGATTGATAAACATGTAACTACAATTTGGGAAAAATTGTTTAAAAGATGCAGAGATATACTAACAAAACCGAACAGTTCTTTTATGCCAATGCCATCTATAGTTATGAAACCAAATATTATTATCACATTCACTACATGTAAACGTCTGCATTTATTTAAAGAAACTGTATATTCTTTGCTAAATCATTGGTTAGATGTGTCCAAGATAGACTATTGGTTTTGTGTGGATGATAATTCATTAGACAATGATAGAAAAGAAATGGTAAAATGTTTTCCATGGATCCATTATTATATGAAACCGATTGAAGAAAAGGGTCATAGAAAGAGCATGAATATCATTTGGGATAAGCTGAATGAGTTAAAACCGACTTACTGGATACATATGGAAGACGATTTTTTGTTTTATAAAAAACAAAACTATATAATTGACGCAATAAATGGTCTTCAAACCTTAGAAAATTATCACGATGGCAAAATCAAACAAATACTATTTAATCGAAATTATGCAGAAACTGTTAGTTGTTATAATAGTTCAGGTCATGAGAAAACCAGTGATCCGAATATTATAGTACATAATTATAAACCTAATACTATATGGTCGTTTCCCAATCATATATGTTGGCCCCATTTTAGTTTCAGACCATCGTTAAATGTAGTGCAACCTATTTTAGAATTGGGTAATTTTAACACTGAAAATACATTTTTTGAAAAAGATTATGGTGAAAAATGGTCGAATGCAGGTTACAAATCGGCCTTCTTTAATCGAATAACTAGTCGACATATAGGTAGACTAACATATGACCGATCAGTACCAAATGCGTATCAACTAAATGGAGAAAATCAATTTAATACTAACAATGAGAGTAATAGTAAATATATAAAAATTATAAATTTAGAAAGACGTTTGGATAGGAAGCAAAAAACAATTGAACAATTATCATTAGCTAACATTGACGAAACAGATTATGAATTTGTTAGTGGAGAGGATGGAAAAATGCTAACTCCTACACAAGAAATTCTAGAGTTGTTTAAAGATAATAATTTTAATTACAGAAAAGGAGTAATCGGTTGTGCATTAAGTCATTACAATTTATGGAAACAACTATTGAACGATCCCACTAACAATTATTATTTAATTATGGAAGACGATTTTACTGTTAGTACATTCGCTAAAGAAAAGATAGAATTGTTAAAAAAGAATAATGTGTTTTTGGAACATGATATCTTATTTTTAGGATATCATACGTTTGAAAAAGATAGAAAGAAGTTGAATGATGAATATAACGATATAAAACAAGTTAAATTATTTCATTTAAAAACAGAAATATATGTGGGTGGGCTATTTGCATATTCTATAAACAAGCGTGGTGCGCAAAAATTAGTAGAATTTATTGAAAAGAATGGAATTAAATGTGGAATAGACAGCTTAATTAAACATAATCCAAGTATATCATGTTATGAGTGTCAACCACACATATTTTTTTCAGAATGGAATGAAAATGGAAAGCCAATTGACACTGATATTCAGATATATGATAAAGATGAAAACCTTATTTAAAGCTCTTTAAGTTGTTTTGAAAATATATTATTTGCGCCTACCATATTTGCAATATTGTTTTTGTGAAAATCCTTTTGGTCTCGAGCAATTTATGCTGTTCTTGTATTTTTGTGACCATTTACCTCCTCTTTGGTTTCGTTTATGTTTATGGCCTGGTCTATTATGCTTAGATTTATGGTAATTAGATTTATGGTGTCTTGTTTTGTTATGGTGATTGAATACCCGTTTTTGGGTTTTCTTTACACGTTCATAGACGACTTGGGCTGAACTAGTGTGTTCAGTAGAAATAACCGTATTTATTTTTCCTTCAATCCAATTAACAAAACTATCTACTGAGCGATCTTTTTCGTAATTCTCCATTATTTTACCATGATCACCGATGTACTTCATAGTAGGAAACCCATCAACCGGTCCAATATGTTTTATAAATGGCAACAAATCCTTGTCCACATCAATTACAGCTAATTTGTCATTGTTCTTATAACGATTTTGTAACACACCTTTTAATTTTGCCCATTCAGGTCTTGTAGCGTTGCAAGGACCACATCCAACCATATAAACTAGAATGAACACATCATATCCTTTTTCGATTAACTGATCAATTTTTAAAGCTTTTTGTTTATTTTGAATATGTAGCACAATCATATATAATATATTTATAAAAAAAAACAATTAAACAATAATAATAATTGACCAATATTTAAGTTATCTACGTTCATGGTGCTTGTGTAATACTTTGTGTTCCAGTTGTACTTGTTGTTCCAAATATCCAATTTGACAAACTTATATTTATACCTGAAATAGTTATGCTATAAGTACCTGGATTTATAGTAAACCCTGTTTCCGAACTAAATGTTGATTGCGTTGTTATTGGTGAGCTACTAGCAGTAAAAGCAGAATAATAATTACCACTAGTTTGTGTGTAATTGAGCTCTAATGGAAATGTAGCTGTATTATTAGTAGTAGTATTTGTTAAAGTAATAGTTGTATGCCCATAACCTGTAAATTTATTATTTGCGAATAATAAATTGTAATAAATGGGACTACTACCTGGATAAGTACTAGGACTACCACTATTTACCACAAGTTCCATAGATTTTATTGACCAAGTACTACTCGAAGTACTTCTGATTTTAGTTGAACCTATTAATTGAGCGCTGGTACAATCTTTATTTCCAGTTGTACCATGACAAGCGCCTTTTACAGCTCTTTTTGCATCGTCATTGGCAGCCGGTTTTTGATATCCTCTCGTTCCAAAACCCATATATATAATATAATATTTTTTTAAAAGTATAATATA